TCTAGGTAATCGAGATATGCGCCATACACGTCGATATCATTACCAAACAACTTGTGAATTAGGTATTCAGTCTGATTTGCTTCGGTATAATACTTTGCGGCTGTTTTTCCGTCGTTCATCGTGTCTTTGAAAAACTTGTATGTGTTCATGCATTGGATGTATTCATCAAGCATCGTATCTAGCATTTGCTTCTTTGTCATTGTCATTACTCCATTCCTTGTTGGTAGGTAGTCGCTTGTCATTGTCTGCCAATGTCTGTGTGTCGCATTATCACGCTCGCATTGTGTGCGCCGATACTCTCCATTCTTAGGTGACTCCGCTAGTTTCCTAGACATTGGCTATTCTGTTGTTAAGGTGCGCCGTCTCTTTGACTGATATAAATATACAGCATGTGCTTCACCTTTTGGCCGTGAATTGTGAAGCACACAATTCCTACACATTATGTAGCACACACTCACTGTAGCCAACTACCTCTAATCAGAAACGGCCGCGTTTTGCATAATTTCACGCCAAAAGTGCTACATTTTTGCATACCCGACAACGTCAATTGCCGTCTTTTGTTCGTTTGCGATATTTGCGCACGTAGAACGCTTAAAACCAAAGCCATAGCAGCCTGTTTTTACCGTCTTGCATAAACTTTATGTGTAATTATCCATTTCACGACAAAATGGCGCCTCAAATCGCCAAACCTACAATGTTTCGACAAGTGATGAAAACGTTTTCTACAGTTTCGACAATGTTCATACCGCGTTTACAACTATTGAACATTGTCATAATTATTAACATTTGTAGAAAACTCTTTCAACAGTTTCGACAAACGTTGAAAACATGTTCAAAAGTGAAAAGTCAACAAAAATTTTCGTCTCCACAAAAACAACACGCCCCTATATACAAACGCGCGCGTGCGCTCCAAACCGACTCCCCTCTCCACCCCTCAACCTTTTGTGAATCGGCACAAGAAAGCACCCACCCCATGCATTCGCACGGAGTGGGCACCTTCTGCGCTCGGCAATCCCTAACGGATTCCCCTTCTATGGGACGGGACACCCCATCTATTAATGCCCCGCAGAAGCGATTATAAGCCTATTTGAGCTTTACATCAACCTCGACCACACCATTCTCAAAGTGCCATGCCTTACCGTCCTTATCTGGGGCCTGAACGGCGCTAGGCATCCGAATGGTGCTCCCGCATAGGTCGGCATTGGGATTGGCATAGAGCTTCCACGCGCCAACGTCCATCCAAGCCACGTCCAAGTCGATTGGCTCGTCCCACCATGACACGTACCCGTTGCTCGTATACTGCCACATTGCGGCAAACTTCCAAGGGCTTACGTCATAGGGAAATTTTGGCACGTCCTTCAATCCACGCTCGCGTTTATCAGGATAGCCAGCCACCCAAAGACCACAAGTGTCAACCAGAGGATATCCATTGAATCGGGAAAGATAGCCAGCGCTACAATATACAACAGGATACACACCAGTAATAGCATGATACTTGTCAATGAATCGTTGCGCATAGCCACCCCAATCCTTAATCATATCCGACTCGATATCTAGGACGGGAATTCCATCCAAAGAATAACCCTGAGTGTTATCGGCGAAGAAGCAAGCCTGTTCCTCGGGATTGGCGCTCGTCATGAAGTGATAGAAGCCATACAAAAGTCCCTTGCGCTTGCATTGCTGTATGAAGCCGTCGCAGTATTTGTCCACAAAGGTAGTTCCTTCGGTGGCCTTCACAATGCAAGCGTCAATCTTGGATTCTGGTAGCGTCATGCCCTTCTGCCAGTTGCTTATGTCGATGAAGTGCAGCATACTTCTATCCCTAGAAAAATACGTGAGCGGTTCCGTTACCAGTATAGTCGCTGTTGGCCTTTATGACATAGTTTCCGTCATATCGAATCCATCCATGATTGGCGCAATCTGCCGTCATTCCAGTCCAGAACGGATTACGCTTTGTGCCGCTCATAAGCGGTGAGACATTCGTCCACATGTACAGAAATTCGGTGAACTCATTGTGCTCGTTTGTAAGCTCGATAACACCACTATTTCCAGTGAAATCGTAAGTACCAGAAATATCAACGTTACCAGTATCGTCATAGATGAACAGAAGATTCCCCAGTTTATAGTAGTGCTTTAGTACGTCTTGCGACATTCCCAGACAAGCGTCCAAGATGCACTTTCCAAAGTTGTAGGCACCATAGCGGTTAAGATGCAAGTTATCAGCACGGAACACCTCAGAGTATTTGAACCCCAGCCAGAAGTAAGGCAGAATTGGTGCCGACTTTACGTTGCCCGGCGTCCACTTGATATCATCCTTCATCTTGTAGAAGTATGACATGCAAAGTCCCGCGCGTGTCGCATCATAGGCATACGAGCACATGTTGGGCGCGTAGATAATTTGGGCATTAGGGAACATTGAAGCAACATTAGTAATTGCAGAACGAACCGTGTTCCTAAAATTGGTATAGGTAAGGCCACTCACACCAGTATCATTAACGCCACCTTCCATAATGACATACTTAGTGCGAGCCTTTTCCTCGGAAGTCATGTTGGAATTTGCCGTTGCAATCTGTGTTGCAATTGTATTGCCAGGAACAAGATACCCAGCGCCACCGATTGCGAAGTTCTTAACTTCCACGTCAAGCGTGTTAGCGATGTTTACGTATTCCATCCAGTTTTCGAAGCCCTCGCCGAATGCGCTCCAAGAATCGCCGAAAATCACGAAAATATCTTTAAGTTTAAGAGTATTGATTTCGCCGTTTATATTAGTAATCGACTCTTCGGCAGTATCAAGACGGCCAGATAGGGAGGTATCTGCTGCCGCCCTAGTCTGCGCTTCTGCGGCAATGTCATTGGCTCTGGTCTGTGCTTCTGCGGCAATGTCATTGGCTCTGGTCTGCGCTTCTGCGGCAATGTCATTGGCTCTGGTCTGCGCTTCTGCGGCAATGTCATTAGCCAATGAAGTGTCGGCATCGGCGCGTGCGGTTTGTTCGGCGGTCAAGTCCTCAGAAACCTGCTCTGCCAATGCCCTCGCTTCTGCCGTCTCGCGACGATACATTTCGACCTGTGCGTTGTAGTTACCAGTGATAGCCCAGAATTCCTGATTGGTAATCTCCACACCAACAGGCACAAATTGCCGAGAAGTGTAGCTGTTGCCCTGATAGAGGACGATGGTAAGTGGCTCATATGGTGCGGTATTGTCCCACTCGATAGATTCCTCGTCTTTGCGGCCGAAAATGGGAACATATCGAGCGCCAATGTACTGTCGCGTACCTACGACCTTAAAGAATTCCTCAAGAATCTGTGCAATCTGTTCTGGTGTGAAAGTGTCAGGCATTGCGACCTCCTAATACGTAATGGTCAAGCGACCATAATTATCGTCGCTATAATTTGCAACCGTATCAAGTATAAATGTAAGCTGATAGGCGACATTGGCGCAGAAATAACCATCATCAGTAAGACCAAAGAAAATTCCCTGATTGAGAATCTGCTTCATAATCTCATTGAAATTATCGCGTATCCATTGCTCTATCTGTTCTGCGTAATAGTCGAAGAAGCCAGATTCTTGAAACTTCTCAAAATCAGCAAGAAGCTGCTCAATGGTTTCATGGTCAAGATTGATGTTATCGCCCAAATAATCAGCGTACTTAATGAGCTTGTGCAACTCTAGGCAAATGCGCTTGATTCGTTCCTCGTGACTATCAACATCCCAATAAAGAGCTGGTAGCGTTGGAGTGAACTTGTTCCAGAACGGATACGGCACAACACCAGTCGGCGGTATGAATGGCATTATGCATCACCTGCAATCTTGGTAGTCAGCTTTACGATAGTCTCATTAAGGCCGTTGATTGCCGTGGTCAGCTCCTTCATGGTCGTGTTGACCATCCAGAAAAGCCCAACACAAGCCACGATAGGAAAACCAACCGAACCAATGGCCTGAACAATGGAATTGTAATCCAACTTTATCCTCCTTTCTCTCGTTATCGTGTGTTGATGGAAACCGAAATAAGGCACGAGAATAAATCTTCAATCTCGTCCATAATCAGCACATCAACATCACGATATGCTCTCAGGCGGTCAGCAAAATCCAGAATATCGAGTTGCCTGATTCGCTCGTATTCCGTATCGTTACCCGTAGACGCAAAATCGCTGTTCCCGCCCAGCTGAGTCTGCGGATAATCGCTGAAAATATTACGACTCTTGTAATACTCGCTATTGGCACCAAGCAATTGTGGGTCGTTGTCAAGCACCTTATAAAGAGCCAGATACTTTGGCATGATTTCGTTCATTCGCTCTAGAAATTGGCGCTTCCACAGGCCAGCGGGAAGAATACCAAGACCACGATTCCAGAAGCGATTCAAAATCTTGTTACGCAAAGTATCGTCTTGCTCGTCTGAATACTTAGGCCAAGCCCACGTTTCCTTGTCGCTCAAATCAAACCAACCAGCCTGAACGAGTTCGCCAAGCTGAACTGAGTCGGCATCATGGAACTCATGAGGGTAGTCCTGCCAATGGGTAGACCACTCATATTTTGGAGGAAACGGATAATCGTCATACCCAATAGTATCGGTGAACTCCATTACAATACCTCCATCTGCGCTTGGTCGTTATGCAGGAAATTGTAATTGTGGCTAATCAAATCGTCATTCCAGACAACCTCAATCGGCTCCATGAGGTATTGCCCAAAGTGCTCGTTAAGATAGTCAGCGGCCTTCCTGCGCTCGGAAATGGAAGCAAGCGCCACCATAGTAGTAGGTTGTCTCTGCGCATTGATTTCGTCCTGAGTCTGACGCTCCATCTTCAAAGTGGAATTCTCGATACCAAGCATATGATAAACGTCATTCCAAGTGTTCTTTTCATCTTGTGCCAGTTCGTTACCTATGAAAGGAACATTGGTCATTAGTGCATCGACCTCGATATCACCAAAGGAGTCAAGTGCGATGATAGCTTGCTCGCCACCTGCAACCTGCTTGGTAATATTGATTAGGTCTTGCTTCTTAGACTGAGGGCCTTTTAGAATCCAAGGAATCTGCTGATGGAACCTGTTCATTTCCTTGGTCAGCTGAATGTGCGCCAGCTCTTGCGCCTTAATCATGATGCCACTCATAAGTGGATAGCGTGTGTTGTTGTCCCAAACGAGAACACCATTACTATAATTACAATAGAAATTCCAGCCATTGTTGCCAGTGGAGCGCCACTTTGTATAGTTGTTATACACATTCGGCTTGGAATCGAATGTCGCGCGAGTGCTGTAGAACTCCCCAACTCTATCCTTTGGAAACGCGATTGTCGCAACACCCTCGTAAAGCAACGTCCATTCAAGAAAGCGCGCGTCGCAATGCGGCGGCAAATTGAGCCACTTGAAACGACTCATAGCCATTTGTACGATTGTGTTTCGGTACATGTTAACGAGACGCTGATTATACGTCTGACTCTGCCAATACATACCATGCAATGCAGGGTAGTTTTGCGCATATGGATTCGGCTTGGTGCGCTTCTTTCCACCACGTCTACTCACTGGTACCAACCTCCTGCATGGTGAGCGGCTTGTTCACAATGGATTCTACCATACTGAGCAACTCTGCGTGCTGGGCCTCTGAACCGTCCACAATCGTCTGGGCGGCGTCCGACCATATGGAAATCTGAGCGGTTCCCAATGCCGTGTCATAGCCTACCTGCTGATAGTAGTCGATAAGTGACTGAATCTCTTCATCGGTCATACCCTGATAGGTGTCAAGATTCAAAAGCTCCTGAACAGTGCGCGGAGTCTGCTCCGTAGCAACCTCGTTCTCAGTTGTCATAAACGCTCACCTTTCCAATCTCGTCTGGATTCTTCCAAATGGTTACACCACGTTGAAACATCGTCGTGATAAGAGTCTGCGCGGCGTTGTTGCTAGACTTCTTATCATCAACCCATATGTCCCTGCACTTCCAATAGCAGAAGTGATTCATAGGACACAAACCACTCTCATTTACGTCCCAAATCTGGTCAAGCGCATAGCCATAGCGCGCGAACCAATCGCCACAAGCAAATACCTCGTTCTTTGGCATCGTGCGAACCTTAACCTGAATGCCACGAGTAGCGTAATAGTCAGCCATTGGATTACCAGCATAGGAACCAACGGCAACAGCGCCACCGAACTTTGCATCATCGAGGTCTGCATTTATTGCACGGCCAGCGTTCTCCAAAGTCTCCTTTGCGTTAAGAACACCAACCTCACGCGTATAGCCAGAATTGGCGTTTGCCGTATCGCGCGAGCGGTCAGCATTTGAGCGCATAGTTGCGGCGGTATTGTTATTGTTGGAGCGCATGTTTGCGTTAGAGCGGTTTGTGTTCGCACTAAGAAGATTGTTGTTTCGCGTATTGTCGTGAGTGCGCTTTGCATTCATGTCATAGGTGACACTCTGGTTGTATTGGTTAGTCTGTCCAGTGGAACTTCGGTTTGCGGCATTGTTCGCATTTACCGCTGCCGTATTCGCCTGAATTACAGATGAAGCGTTGTCGTTCGCCACACCAACAGAAACACCAGCCTGAATAAGACCGACACCAGCGCTCACGGCAGCGCCAACAGCTGCGCCTGCGAGTGTGCCAATTCCGGGTGCAACCGCCGTGCCAGCAGCGGCGCCTGCGGCAGATGAACCAGCAACGGCCATTCCGATTCCAGCCAAAGAACCTGCGGCAACTCCACTTAATACGGAAGCACCTACCGCACCATTTGCGGAAGTCTTTGCAACAGCAGCAGTTGACTCGTTTTCTGCTGTTGTGGTCGTGGAAGATGCGTAGTTTGCAAATTCCATTATCGAGGTATTTTTTGACGAACCAAGAAGCGTGATAAGATTTGACGTATTGTTGGCGTAACTAGTCAGCTCTGTATTGGTCGCAATGGTTGCGTCCATATTTGCGCGTGTGGTGTTGATTGTGTTAGTCGTGTTCGTAACCAGCGTATCGGCATCTGCATTGGCATTCGTCACCATCGTATTATTGGAGTCAACGGCATTTGCATTTGCGGTGTTGGCACTGCGAACGGCATTATGGTATGCGACAAGTGCGTTGCGCTTTCCAGTCTTTACGCGCGTGTTGAAGTTATCGACGTACCAAGCCTTATCACCATCCATGTAGATTGCATAGCATGGAATCTCATGGTCAAAGCAGAACTCGAACCAATCAGAGTTTGGCATAGTCTTGTTAATAGTCGTGCCGTCAAGCCTTTTCCATTCATAGGAAGATGAACCCTCGCCATTGATGCCAGTGAAGAACGTGCGCATGTTGAGGTACGGGAATGCGATTTCTGGAACGAGATTAGCGACAATTGAACCAGTGTTCTCGATACGAACTGTTATCGTCTCTCCCTCGTTATCACAGAGCTCAATGGTCGCATACGGGAACGTGTACAGCTTGGCGAAACGCTGATAACGCTCGGGATATCCGAACATTGACTTGTTAAGGGTTATGTTCTTTGTAGTTGAGTGCGCGGTAATCTCATATACCGTATGTCCCGCTAGCGTATGAGAAGTACCAAGAACAATCATATCCCTATCGACAACAAAGCAACCTGCAATGTTACGCATAAACACGGGGGACTCGTTCATCAGGTCATTAAAGAATGTCCCGTTTCCGTAGCATTCTGTAGCTGGAATTGCGTAGCAGTAAACATTGTTTGCAATGTCACCATCTGCTATTGGGTCTGTCGGAAGTCTCAGGTTGCTATAATCGTCACCATTTCCACCATTGAATCCATGCACGATAAGCTGGTATCCATAACGCGCGTCTGCGTTGGAGTACGTGATATTGCCACCGCCATACTCTGCGGAGTTGTGCGTTACGGTTCCAAGCCTAGAGATATCGCTTGGAGCCACGTTGGACGCAAAGCACACGTACTTTATGCCATTGCCAAACGGGATGAACTCATGCGAAGATACGACATTCGCATTGCTCGGCGTAACGTCGGGCGTCAAGAGGTAATCGTTGTTGTCAATCGGATTTGCAAGATACTTGTCAACATCAGAAGCGGCAACAGGCGCGTGACCTCGCTCTAGGAACATGTAATTGATTTCAACGTCATTGTGGAACTGAGTCCAAACGTCTAGGGAAAGGTTGAACATCGTTGTATTTGGCGCACGCGAGGAAACCTCGTTCACAAAGAAGTACCAGCGGCGCATACCCAATTCAACATCCTCGTACTCAATTGGATTGTCCTCACTGGTCATAACTGGAATGTCAACCACGAGATAATTGTAGCGCGCAGCTACGTCAAACGGAATTGGTAGCTTTATACCACCCTCAGGCGGTATGGATTTATCAACTGTCAGCTTGATTTCAAATGTGTCCTGCATTTCATCAAACCAAGCGTCACGCGCCGCGTCTGAATCAAACTTAACCACATCGTTATAATCGCTGTTCCACAAAACGTTTGTTAGCTTTACACGAGTGTCGGCACTCCATCTTGTGTAGTCAAAATCATTCTTATATGAGTAGACATTGACGTTTGAAAGGTGCGGAAACTTGGTGTCTCCAAGGTGGGGAAATTCCATCATAAACCTCCCTTCTAAAATGGGGATGGGCCTGAACGGCAGACCCATCCCCTATTTGTTAGGCCGAGTAGCGAAACGGAGAGGAAAGACTACTCAACCGTAACAGTAACGGTATCGGTGTACTTAGTGAAGGCACCAGAGGGATTGATATACGCGCTCGTCGCGGTAACGGTAATCACATCACCAGTCTCCAACTTCTCGCCAGCATGGAGCACACCATACTCGTCAACCCAAGTGCGCACGTCCTGAACAGACTCGGCGTTATCACCAGAACCGCGCACGATTCCAATGGTGAAGATTGCGGCATCGGGAAGAACCTCGATGGGGTGTCCCTCGGGCGAAACGGTACCAGTCAGATTGATAGTCAGCTGGTCAGTACCACCAGCCTTAATTGTCGCAGCGGCAGCAGTCATATCGATTCCACTCGGGGTCATGGTAACGGTAGGAATAGAAGTGCCTGCGGCAGTAGTGAACAGAATCGCAGGGACGAAAGGAGAAACGGAGTACATGCCCCAGCGGTGCAGGAAATAGTTGGTTCCAAGCGTAAGAGGATTGTACTGAGAAGTGGTCTGATTGAGCTTGTCGCGGCACTGGAAGAAATCATCGGTCGTGAGAAGCGCGACGGCATCAGGAACGGGGAACTCGTCAACCATGACAATACGCTGCTGAATAGTCTCCCTATCCATGTTGAACGCAGCAGCAAGAGCCATAACGTCAATGACGGCCTGAGTGCGCGGAGTCATAAGGATAACCAGCTCGTCGGGACGCGCGAACACGGGAACATCCTTAATCAGACCAGCGTTGTAGCGGCTGGACGGGAATCGCAGGTCACCCGCATACGCGCGAAGCTCCACAAGAAGTTCCTCGGCAGTTGCCTTATCGGTAGGAGCAGCAGAAAGCTGATGCTTGTAGAAGCCAAAGTTGTTCTCATAATAGGCCATAAGCTCAAGCATAATTCGATACTCGTCATACTCGTCCGAATTCTGCGGCGCTGCCATGATTGCGGAAACGAACGAATTCAGGCCATATTCCTCGGTAAAAGCAAACTCTAGCTCGTCACGGTTGACGGTGATGGGATAGAACTCGCGGCGATTGACCGTATGGAACCAAACATTTGCATCAGGACGATACATCTTAAAAACGTCCTCGCGGTCGTCTGCATAAGAGTGAGACTTAATCCACTTAACAGCAATCTCCTGAGCCTTATCGCCGTAGCGAATTGCATCCTTCTTAAAAACGGCAAGAGGATTGCGCCAAGTCTGCTGATGAACGTAGGTGGAGCCAATGCGATTAACGAGTGCATCAACGAACTGGTTATAAAGATTAAGATTCTCGGGTGCAAAAAGTGCGGCCTGAGTTGCAGCGATATCGTTCTGAGTAGTCGGCGGAATTCGCTGCTGATAATCATTTGTTCCAGCAAGCCAAATCTTATCAAGAATAGTGCTGTTGTTAACTGCCAATTTTCTTACCTCCTAAATGGTAAAATCAAGCTTCTCGATAGGCACGAAACCCTCATCATCAGATTCGGTGGTATCCTCAGTCTCACGAATGGTTCCACCCATTTCGACAATGTTTGCCTGAGCCTTCTGCATGGAGGTCACAACACCTGCCATTCGATTAACTGTTTCCTCCATGCGAGCAAGACGATTGGATATTTCCGAGTAATCGTCCTTCTGTTCCTGAATCTCGTCCTTGGTGTCGGTGTCCTTAACCTCGTCCTCCATTGCGTCCTTGGTTTCATCATCCATGATTGACCTCCATTTCGTGCCTACATATGACAAAAGGCCACGAGTAGCGCGGGAATCTTCCCGTGACCCGTGGCCTAGTATAGTGTGTGACTGTCGCAAAAGTCAACTAAAAGGAACGTGTTCAATTCCCGTGGTGTGCGCACAAGTCAATGTGTCACTTCGCACTACTCACTACTTGCGTCCTCTTGCGTGCCACACTGTTACTTTACACCGAACATCTGCAATATCTCTTGAAAATCCGCCTTTGTCTGAATATCTTCATAGAACACGATGCCCGCCCAATACATCTGCTGAAAGGATTGCATAACCTTCGATAATCGCGTTGCCATTAGATAATTCGTGCGCGAATCTGCTAAGGTTAGCGTGTATGTCTTTTTCTCCATTCCCTTCGGAATGTATTCCGTGACATGAACAAATCCCTCAGTGAAATCATTCCAGATTCCATACTCCTTTCCATTGCACACGATTCCAAAGGAGAATTTTGCACGTTTTGGTTTCTGCAATACGAACTGAGAATTTACCGTCTGGAACTCGTTCATAGAAGCAACAGCACCATCTGTTGACATTGATAGCATTCTGCCTGCAACTGTTCCTGCCATTTTCTCCATTGCGTATTCATCGTCTTTTACGTAGTGAAGTAGGAACGTTTTTCCACCGTACCAGCGATAGCCAAACTGCAAATCGGTACCAACGCCATATCGTGCAAAGTATGGATTCGCAATGTCACACGCATTTCCAAGAAGATATACACGCGGCTGCAAACCTTCCGTATCAGCTCTTTCTCGTGAAGCTGTATCGACTAGATTGGCGAGCGTTGCGAATTCGTTTGGAAGATATCTATGAAATCTATCCGTGCGTTCAAGAACCGCTTCATCGAATATGATTCTGCGAACGTTCGCGTATGTACGCTTCTTTTCCATCTGTGCATCGGTCAAAGCGGCAAAGTAGCCTATCACCTGCCATTGTGGCTTTTTCTTCTTGCCGTTTTCGTCGGTATCGTCTCCAACATCATCAGCCATATACATATATCTAGTATCAGTGCGAAAAACTTTGCTTTTAAACTCTTTGTCCTGCGATAGCTTGTCAAAGTATCCATCAGCAACCTTAGAAAGCTCTTTCTTATAACGCACGACCTCTACAAAACGCCAGCCGTGATTCATGAAGTCTTTGATGCATTGCTTGCGCAAACCGTATGTCTTGCCAATGCCACGAGCGCCGACAACCATGGTCACGTCTGCGTTATAGGATAGTGTCGTGTGCCAATCGTAGTATTTGCTCACTCGACCTCCATTCCCAACTCGCGCATATCGTGGTAAAAATCACATGCATCACCATTATACTCGCACGTCGAACAAGATGGGTGTTCCCAACAAGCGTACAAATGCCGCACCAACTCGCGCAGCTTTGCATCGTTCTCCTGCCACGTGTCGCGCATTGCGCACATTGCGTCAATGGTGTCGGCTGCTTCCATCATCAGCGTTGCCGTCTGCGGAGCTGCCAATCCGTATCTCTCAGCCGCGGACCTCAGCCTATAAGTGATGCTCATTTGCCATCATCGACCTTATCTAGATACTCTTGAAAATCCCTATCTGCCTTTTCCTCTAGCTTGTCAGCCAGTAGATTTCCCTTAATGGTGAGAAAGATATGGCAAATCCATCCAATATAAAGAACTGCATAGAAAAGAACACCAATTAGCACTAGCAAGATACAAAATCCAATCACGTACATTCCAAACGGTACCAAATCGCTTATTGCCCACTCTGCGTATGTTCCAAAATCCATTTCGACTCTCCCATCGCCACCGTTTCCAAACCTATAGATGTTTCCTTGCAAATCTCAATTGTGGCACCGTCCACCATCAGCCGATATGTGTTGGTATCCACGTCCCTATTATACTGCTCTTTCAGATACGAGACTGTTGCTGCGTTGTCTCGTTTAAGTGTTTCCCCAAGCCACCTTCCTGTTGGGTATAGGCAGGTGACTTCATGTACGTCCACAAAGCACGTATTGCCGTAATAATCTCTGATTTCTCGATTGATTCTGTCAGATGCTCTCGGTTTGTGCGATTCAAGAGTATGACATATAGCATTGCATACGAAAACGTTATACCCAACGCACATTCCAAGCACTTGTTCTGCTCTATAACCTGCTGAAATGAATTCATTAATGAATCGTTCGATGTGATATCTTTCAGCTGGTCTTGGTAGTCCTGCACAAGTGATATGTACTCCATTTCCCATATCAATGGACACTCGACATTTGTTCCACAATTCGATATGAGTGACATAATGATTCCCCTCGTTCTCAACCTCAAAACCACCAATGCCCCTAAGTGTTGACGCCTGCTTAGGATATAGCTTGCGAACTCGTTGCATTGTATAGTCGATTGCTTTCTTTGATATGACTTCAAACATCGCTAGACTTTCTGCAAGGTCTTTGTCTGTTACCGACTCGTCTAGAGATATCTTCATTGAGTCTGTATCCCCTCCGAGAACTCTAACCCTAGCTCCAAAGGTTTCGTGCATCCGCTCGATTGCGAGTACCATATGCAGCCTCGACCCCGCCACAATTCGCATTCCGTATGTGTACAAGACTCTGCATGTCTCTGGTTGCGAACTGCTCCAAGTATCTCTTGTAACAACTGATTCTCTGTCAACTGAAATCTCACCACCAATGCACTTATACGATGGTTTATAAACATCTTGTGCCATTGTTCCATAAATGCCGTTAAACTTGCCTTTAGTGTCACTGATGTAATATCCGTTAAATTCTTCCCACGATAATGTACCGTCTTTCAATCCATTTCTGTACGATTCTGGAATGCCCTTCGGTACGTTAAAAGGATATGGCTCTCCTTGCACATAATGATTTGTGATGAACTTATTATCATCTTTCAACTTATAAAGTACGTTTGATTGCAATGTAACGTA